GAAGATTGTCCGTGCTACTAACGTAAGTAACCAAGATTAATCATGGCTTCTATTTTTGAAATTGGTGCTGGTAGTTTAATCGGCCCAACAGACGGTGGTACTGTAACTCAGGCTACTAACAAAGGAACAGGTGTAACTCTCAACACTGAGAGTGGACAGATAACAATGAATGATGCGGCCTTAGCGGCGGCAGCAGAAGTATCTTTCACAGTAACTAACAGCAAAATCGCAGCAACAGATGTTGTTGTAGCTTGTCATGGTTCTGCAGGTACTGCTGGTTCATATTTAGTAAACGCAAACGCTATAGCTGCTGGCTCTTTTGCAGTCACAGTTTCTAATGTTTCTTCTGGTTCGCTAGGTGAAGCAATTGTCATTAACTTTGTAGCTCTAAAAGGAGCATCAAGCTAAATGGGAATGTACGCTTTTAGGCGTATGAGAGCGAGGAATGAGGCTGCTGTTAAGGCAGCTTCATTAACTCCAACTCTTGAAAAGCCAAAACTAAAATCTAAACAAAAAAAGGTAACTGCAAATGGCAATAACAATAGTAGCAACAGTAGGTAGTGCATCAGCCAACAGCTATGTCACTCTTTCAGATGCAAATGCTATTGTCGAGGGGCTTGTATTAAGTGATGATGTTTCAGTCTGGGACTCAAGTTCTACTGATAACAAAAACAGAGCTTTATATACAGCAACACAAAGAATAGATCGAGAAAAGTTTTTAGGAGCTAGGGTAGATGATACCCAAGCACTTGAATGGCCTAGATCGGGAGTAAGGAAACCTGATACTTACACCAACCTTTATGGCTTATCTTTCCCAAATAGATTAGTAGCTGATTATTATACTGATACTGAAATTCCAGATCGTGTAAAGAAGGCACAAGTTGTTTTAGCGGTTTATTTAAATAACAACAGGAACGGCTTGGAGTTGAGCGGACTGGAAGATTTTGCAACAGTAAGCATCGGCAATATAAATGCAACTCCTAGATTTTATGGAGCTACTGGTATTGATCGAATCCCACCTATAGTTGATCATTACTTGATGGGTATTAGAATAGGTGGAAGAGCAAACTTACAAATCAAGAGGTCTTAAAAAATGGGCTACGGCTACGACTATCCAGCAGCAATCATCATTACTAATACGGCTGCTCATACTGGCAGATTCGGTAAGGTGCATTGTTTAACAGATGCAGAGGCAACTTTTGTTGCTGAGAACATCACAGAGAATGGTTCTTCAACTATTAACGGAATCACAATGAAAGCATCTTCTGAAGTATGTGGAGTTATAACAAGTATTACTTTAGCTAGTGGTCAAGTCATAGCTTATTACTTATGAGTCTTGCTAATGCACTAAAAAAGGCAGCATCAAAGACTCTGAGTAAGCTTGGAGGTGATGTTACTATCAGACAAGTAACGGCTGGCAGTTATAACACAACCACTGGAGCTATTACAGAGTCTACATCTGATACTACTGTCAAAGGTGCGTTAACAAATGTAAACAGATCAGAGGTAAATGATCTGATTGAGTCCCAGGATAAAAGATTAACAATATCAGCAGGCGATTTATCTTTTGTACCGACAACAAAAGATAGAGTCGTTATAAGTAGTGTTGAATTTAAAATTATTCAAGTTGTAACGAATGAACAAAATAATACAGCAGTAAGCTTTGATCTTATCTTGAGGTAACTATGGCAAGAGAAATAAATTTAACAGACATCGGAGATTATTTCGGTGAGAAGGTTCAAAAAACTGTAAGAAAAGCAACTTTCAAAGCAGAAAAAGATATAAAAGAATTTACTCCTGTTTTTGAACCTAGAGAAGGAGAATCTGGGGTCGGCGGAACTTTAAGAAATTCATGGCAAAGTGAAGTTCAAGATTACCGTGGAGAAGTTTTTACAAACGTGGAATATGCAGAACCTGTCGCTTATGGAACAAACTTACCACCAAGTTGGGGTGGTATTTATAGAACAAGGCAGCAAACAATCAAAGGTTATCCAGAACTTGTTGCAAAACAATTAGAAGAGTATATTAGAAACGAATTCAGGAAGGAATAAATGGCAGCTATAGATTTAAATACAGTTAGATCCACAATAGAGGCAAGATTGGCAACAGAACTTGCTTCAAGCCCTGCTATACCTGTTGTATTCAATAACATGGCATTTGATTCCACGACAGAAGATACTTTTGTTCAATGCCTTACAAGTTTTGGTTCTCATCAATATTTAACTCAAGGAGATACAAGTAATGCTTTTAATAATATTGTTGGTTTAGTTTTAATAAATGTATTTACAGAAGAAGGTATCGGGGCTGGATCTAATTACACAATTGGCAAAAGAATTAGAGACTTATACAATAGAGTGACAGTTTCAAATGTAATTTTTGATTCTCCGATTGGGCCTGAAATACTTACATCAAGTCCAGAAGGTAAGTTTCAAACACAAATAAGAATTACATTTAATATTTATGAGGATCTTTAAATGGAAATCACAGAAGAAATGCTTGATGTTATTGAAGCGGTAAAAGGTAGAAGAGAACCCCAGTACTGGGATAATCAATGCAGAAGGTACATGGAAAAACAAGAATTAAATAAAAAGGCTGTAAAAAAGTCAGAAAAAGGTTAATATATTTATAAATCTTTCTTTTAATTGTTATGGCTGCTGTTAAAGGCGATGTGGGGCAGGTTAAATTTGATGACGGTGGTTCATCTGTAAACCCAGTTCTTGGTACTAGATCCTGGTCTATGTCTATTACTAAAGATACCCAAGAAACTACTGTTCAAGGCGACACTTTTAAATCTTTTGTTGGTGGACTTATTGAAGGTGAAGGGTCTGCTGAATTAGTTTATGATGCTGCTGCTTCTGGTGAAACTGCAACTTTTGTTGATGGAGCTTTAGTTACTGGTGATGGTGGAACTGCTGCTTTTGAACTTTTCCCTGATAGTGCAAGTGGTACTAAAAAGATTAGCTTTAGCGGTCTTATAACAAGCTTTGAGCAAAGTTCATCGATGGGTGATGTAAGTACTATTAGTATTACATTCAAGCCAAGCGGTACTATTACTTCAGCTATCTAATTATTAAAGTTATCAACCCCAACTTATGACAAATCAAAGAACCGCAGATCTACTCATCGGTGCATATAAAGATGAGATGACATCAAGACGTAAATATGAATTAAAAGACGCTTCTGGTAAAGTTTTAAGTACAATTTACTTCCCACCTATAACAAGATTTGACAGACAAAAGGCACAACAGTCAGCTGGAACTGATGAGGGTCTTGTTATTTCAACACAGTTACTTTGTAAGATGGCACAGAAAGAAGATGGATCTCCAGCTTTTGATATGTCAGATGCTCCTATATTACAAAGATCACTTCCTGAAAAGGTATTGAATGAGCTTGAATTATTTATGATGGATATTCAAGTTGATATTGATTCAGCAAAAAAAGAATAAATGGGGATAATTGGCTAAATTTTGAATTTTTCCTAGCAACAGAACTTAGTAAAACCTTAAATGAACTCAGGACTCTTATAACTGAAGAGGAGCTTATCTATTGGGCTGCTTATTATGATTTAAAGAATGAAAGACATGAAAAAGAAATGCAACGACAAAAGACTAAATCAAGGTAATATAGAATAGAGGTTATTTTGTATTTGTGGCACAATCAACAGTTAGATTAATAGTTGACGCACAGAATGCAATTAGACCACTGCAACGTGTAAATGAACAGACAAAAGCTTTAAGTAGTAGCACAAATAAATTAAAGGGCAAATTAGATAAATCAAATAGATCATTAAGAGATACTGGTAAGTCCGCAAGAGTTGCCTCGACAGGTGTTAAGGGTTTAGTTGGTGCATTAAAACCATTACTTGCTGCATTAGCAGTTGTTGGAACTGCAAGATTTGTTTTTGTTAAAACAGCAGAACTGGAAACACAGAGAAAAAGTTTAGAAGTATTAACAGGTTCATTAGAAAAAACAAATAAAATTATTAAAGAATTACAGGACTTTGGTTCTGTTACTCCATTTACAAGTAGCGAACTAATTGAACAGTCAAAAAGATTGAAAGCTTTTGGTTTTGAAACAGATGAACTTGCCGACAGTGTAAAAAGACTTTCTGATATTGCTGGTGCAACTGGAGCAGATTTATCTGGTATCGCCACTGCCTTTGGACAGATAAGAGCTAAAGGTAAC